CCAACGATCCCCTCACGAACCGCCAGATTGAGGTCGTTGATTTCGAGGGCCACTTTGCCGGCCACCTCGATGGTGAGATCCTGGGGCTAAAGCAGGCGCCTGCGACGTGGCATGTGCTTGAGGTCAAGTGCGTCGGCGAAAAGAACTTCGCCAAGTTCAAAAAAATTAAGCAGAAGCTGGGCGAGAAGGCGACGCTGCGCGAATGGAACGAGACCTACTATGCGCAGCATCAACTTTACATGCTCTACACCGGGCGCACGCGCGGCTACACGGTCGTCGCGTCATCTGGCGGGCGCGATTGGGACGCGGTGCGAACTGACTTTGATCAGGAGCAAGCCGAGTTTTATGCGCGCCGTGGGCAGCGGATTGTCCAGAACCCGGACATGCTGCCGGCGCGATTGTCCGCTGACCCGAATTTCTGGCAGTGCGGCTGGTGTTCGTATCACCCGGTCTGCCACGCCGGTCAGCCGGTGGAGCGCAACTGCCGCACCTGCATCTATTCCGCGCCGGTCGAGAACGCCGCGTGGGTGTGTAAGCGCCACGAAAAAAATCTCAGTATTTCCGAACAGCGAGCCGGATGTGGTGACCAACGCTATCGGCCTGCGCTTATCGCCGGAGAGGTCGTCTCAGTAGACGACGACGCGGTGACCTATGCGCTGGCCGATGGCGACCAGTGGGTTGATCGGGGCGCAGTCTGATGCGCGGTCGGCCTCGCACCCTGGGCTACACGGATATGGAGCCGCAGGAAATTGGCATCGTTTATCGCGTGCCTGATGTTGATTTCGGCGGGTGTTTTTCGGATGTGAAATTGGCTGCCGGCGATCCCGGTCAGGCAGCCATAGGAGCGGGCGGAGATGATGTCCAGGCGCTGGCAGGTGCCGACGGCGTAAAGTCTCCGCCCCTCCGACTTGCCTACCGACGGCCTGACCTGGTGGACCGGCTGCTGGCCGAAAACCCGACGATCGCGGGGGGGCTTGATGGGAAAATTTAGTGAGATAAATCTGGAAAATCCAACGGTGCTTATTCAAGGCACCACGCCTATCCCAGACGGTCGGAGGCGCTTAGTCCGGTGGGCCGATCAGATGCGGCAGAACATGACAGATCAAGAGGCTGAATTATGGAGCCGCATCAAGGATATATCAGGAATTAAAGCACAAGAGCCTCTTTTCGGAAAATACATCGGGGATTTTTGTCATCGAAAAACAAAATCAGTTTTTGAGGTTGATGGGCGGCATCACAAATATCACGGCCTTAGTATTGATTGCAAAAGAGACGCCTACCTCAACAATCGCGGATACACGGTCACACGTTTTACTAACTCAGACGTCGAGAAAAATCTCGACTGGGTCGTTTTTACTATCAGAGAAACGATTGCCTTAAAAAAACAGGCAATGGCGTGATGATCTGTCCTGATTGCTTGGGCGAGGGCGAGGTCGAGCGCGAGCGCGTGGTCGGCGGCTACAGCCACGGCAACCCCTGGCAGGGCTATGACGTTTATTTCGTTGAGTGCGAGCGGTGCGGTGGTTCGGGTGAAGACGAATGACCACGGCCTGTGTGCGGTCTGCTGGAAACCCGGTCGCGGGTTCGGATGGTCGCCACGTTTAGCTCGGCAGCGTGGGCCTGATCGCTGGTTTTGTTCGATGGAACATTTGAAAATTTGGAGGGAGAAAAAGATGGATTGGACGGACGACGAAAACGCGATGATTTTGGAAGCCGGTAAGAGCGGCGGGCAGTATCTGGAGTCGATCGGGATCACGGATCTGCGGGCGCTCGATAAGGGCCAATGGCTGATGTTTCTGCGGTCGGTCATCGGGCGGTCGGCTGAACTGAACGCCGGCCGGCGTGCGAATGAACTGAACGACGATATTCCGTTTTAGGGGCTGCTGATGCGCAATGAAATCGAGATTGCGGCGAGGGAACGGTTCGGCGAACCCAACCGGGCGGCGTCATCCTCTACCGAGTTGCGGTTCGGACGCAACGGCTCAAAGTCGGTTGAACTGGCCGGCGAGCGCGCTGGCTCGTGGTTTGATTTTGAGACCGACGAAGGCGGCCACCTGATCGACACCTCGGCCCCTATTATCGAGCCGCCGCAGATGCGGCTTATTGTTGCTAAGTACGACTATCTGTCTGGCGCTGGCGATCTCGTTATGCAGGTCGTGCGGTACGCGCCGAAAGACTTTCGCCAGCGACGACCCGATGGCAACGGCAACTGGATCTGGTCGGTCAAGGATATCGACCTGGTGCCGTATCGGCTGCCCGAATTGATGGGTGCGTCCGAGATCGTGATCTGTGAGGGCGAGAAGGATGCCGACGCGCTGATGGCCGCCGGCATCGTTGCCACCACCAAGCCGATGGGGTCAGGCCGCTGGCCGGACGAACTGTCGAAGTTTTTTGCCGGCAAGACAGTCTACGTGCTGCCTGACAACGACGAGGCGGGGCGTAAGACCGCGCGGAACACGGCAGCCGCGCTGGTCGGCACGGCTGATCACGTTGCGTTCTGCGACGTGTTTTGTGATTTGTTTCCGAAGGCGGACGCGTCCGATTGGCTGGAAGCCGGCGGCGATACAGATGATCTGCTCGGCATGTTGCGCGAGTTTCCGGCGGTCGAGCCTGAGACGCTGCTCGATGCGTCTGACGTGTTTCAGACAATCGACGCCGACGCGATGGTGCCGGCCCTGGGCGCCGATGATTTCGTTGAGGGCGTGCTGATCTCGTCGCAGATGTCGGTGGTGTACGGGCCGTCGAACTCCGGCAAAACCTTCTTTGCAGCCGACCTGGCGCTCCACGTTGCGCTGGGCTGGCGTTGGCGGGGGCTGGAGGTTGACCAGGGCGGCGTCCTCTACATAGCCGCCGAGGGGTCGTATGGCATTCAAAACCGGGTGGCGGCGTTTAAGGCGGCGCACGATGTCGCGGAGAGCATTCCGTTCACGGTGATCCCGGTGAGCGTGAACATGTACGACTCCGACGAGGAGATGGAGCGCCTGATCAATACGGTGCTGATAAAGGCCCGTGAGTTCGGCTCTATCTCGCTGGTGGTGGTCGATACCCTGGCGCGCGTCATGTCGGGCGGCGACGAGAACACCACGGTCGATATGAGCCAGTTCGTGGGCCACTGTGATGACCTGCGGGTAGCAACAAAGTCTCACGTTATGGTTGTGCATCACTCGGGCAAGGATACCTCGAAAGGGGCGCGTGGATCGTCTGCCCTGCGGGCCGCTACAGACACCGAAATCGAGATCGAGGCCGGCGAAGGTTTCTCAACTGCGCGGGTCGAAAAGCAACGCGAGTTGGAGATGGGCGGTGAGTTCTGTTTCCGGTTGAGCGTGGTTGAGCTGGGTTCCAACCGGCGTGGCAAGCCTGTGACGTCTTGTGTGGTTGAGCCGCTGGATGAGGTGCCTGAGAAGGCAACCAAGAACCGGCGCCCACGCGGCCAGCAGCAGCGCATTGTGTTGAAGGCAATTAAAAACGCCCTGGCACGGGTCGGCGAAACACGCGGCTCATATGTGAGCGTGACGGAGGAGCAGTGGAAATCTGAAGCCCTCACGCTGCTGGTCGGCGAGCGAAAGCACAGACACACGACATTTTTACGGGCGGCTGACGCACTACTCGGTGATGATTTTGTGGGAAAAAATGGCGATGTTTGCTGGATTATTTAGCCTACCGCAAAAACCGCATTCAGCCCTTTTGCGGTTTTTGCGGTTCGTGCCAAGACCTACCGCAAAAACCGCATTTATATATAGTATAAATGCGGTTTGTTTGCGGCTTGGCGAACTGGCCCTTGTAAGAGGTGGTTATGGACGCTGAAAGATTGCTTCGACACATCGGTGACGTGGCAGGGATGCCGGGTCTGTTTTTTGAGGCTGCCGAGACCGAGAGGAAGTTGCCGGGCGTGGTGCGGCAACGGTATCGGGTGGCGTGGCCGGATTATTTGCCTGATCCGGGGTTGGCTTACGGGTATGGCGATACCGAGGTTCGACCGGGGCCGGCGGACGCGGCTGAGATCTTTCGGTATGACTGCGCGCTGGAACTGGCGAGGGTGCTGGATGCGGACGACGCGAAAATTGTGTGGGCGGTGGCGCACTCTGCGGTGCGGCGGCGACGTGGGCCTGCTTGGTCGCGGGTGGCGCGGATTGTTGGTGCGCACCCGCAGACGCTGAGGCGGGACTTTGAGCGGGCTATGTTGCAGATGTGGTACGCGTTATGATCAGTTTGGAGCATTTGCGCTTTGAGTTGGCGGGCATTCCCGACGACATTGAACCGGCGGTGGTGGTTATTCATTTTCTGCCGTCGTTCGGACAATGGCGCGTTTGCTGGACAGATGAGGACAAGCAAGGGATGCAGCAGTGGATGGTTACCAGCCGCGCCGACGCGGTCCACCTCGCCGCAATGATTTTCGATGAACTGAAAACCACGACAGAGGTGATCGAGTGGGGTCCGGTCTTCGATAGCGACTGTATCGCGTTTAGAGGGGAGTGCGGGACGATATATAAGCTGCCCCGCTGGGGGTGTATAGGAAATGGGTAGATTCTTCTGTGCGCGGCTCTGAGGTCGATTGTGAGGAGATTGTGGTTTGATTGATATTATTTTGGTGGTTGTCCAACTTCTGCTGGGTTCTTGACCTGATCGAGGTTCGGGATCGTGCCACTGCTGACGATTTCCATGATCACGGTCGCCCAGCCCGGTAGCGGACTGTGGCCCACTTCCCAGCGATGGACGTTCTGAGCGCCGCGCTTGCCCATTTGCATCAGGCGCGCTGTTGCGGCCTGTGAGAGGCCGAGTTTCTGTCGGCGGTGTTTGAAGTTTTCTGGGGTCATACTCTCGCCTTGGTTGTGGTGGTGTGGGTGTAAGGAAATACCCAACCAGTTTCCTTACCGTTTTACATTACCTGCTCCATCGGTCATGTCGTTGCGCCGGGTTGCACGGCGTTGCACGGCGATGATGATGGTGGCTTCCGCAGTCAACCCACCAGTTTTGATCAGTAGGTGGCTAACCCATTGGTTTAATTGAAAAATACGCCTACGAATTAACCCAATCTGTCCTGTTGATGATCTCGAAATTACGACAATCAGTCCCAACAATCAGCCGCGTCGCGTCCCACGACCATACCTCTGCCGTGTCGCTCGGCTCGGTGCCGCCAAAGTTCGGCAATCCTGATATTTCCCATTCGTTGAACGTGTCAGCGCGCATGTCTGCGAGCAGATCTTCAAGGTCCGTGTACTCCCTAAAGTTCGTGTAGGTCATTCGTCGCCCTCCCTACGCATTTTACTGGCAAATTTCTGCGCGTCGTTCCAAGCCGTGCCACCGATGTGCTTGTTGAACGTTTTTTCGTTGAAGTACCCGTCGCGCTGTGTGTCGGGGTATGAAACAATAAACGCCGCCCCGTGGTCTTGAATCTGAATCGCGCCGTGGTCGTTAAAAAATGTTTTTACGATTTTCATCAGGCGTCCTCCTCGATGCTGCTAATGGTGAGTAGGTACTCGTCGATGGCTTCCACTGCGTCGGCCATTGTAGAGCGGAACAAATCCCCGCTTGGTCTGTCGTCTGTCCACTCGAAATCATAGACGGCAACAGCGTCTTCGCCGCCGTCAGTGTAGACGAGGTCACTCGTGACGCCCACGTCTGGCTCTTCGATTGTCCACTTGGCGAGGAACTCAGGGGCTTTCCGGTGGATGATGTAGCCCTGCTCGCCGTCGTCGTTTGGGTCTATGCCGACAATCCATTTATTCATTGCGCCAACTCCCATTCGATGTGATTGCCGGATGCTTTTTTCCGACCGCCGCTATCTAATGTTATCCAATCGCCGATTTTTATGCCCGTGAATTTTTCAACGCTTATTATACACGGGCGTCGGCGGTAAACGCCCCAAATGACATATTCGCCGCGAACCCGCTCGCCGGTTTTAGACGGCGCGGTCTGACATTTGGCAATTTCGTCAACTCGTGCGGTCGTGGTTAAAAACTCCCAATCGTTGACTAGATCAGCGGCGTCGTAAAAATCAACGCGGTTATACCAAGTACCGCCGGAATGATGCCACTCGCACGGCCTCCAAAATCCTGACTTTGCCAGCGCAACTGCCTTTGTTTTTGTCTCGGTCCAGCCCGCACGCCGCAAATCTTCGGCGGTGATTTTAGATAACGGTTTAATGCCTGAGTTGTAGGCAGCAACCGCGCGATTGCTCATGCCAGCGTGATAATTGTATCCGGTCATTCGTCCTATCTCTCCTATGCTGCCAAGTCGAAAAGCGGCAGACCGATCAGGTCCATCGTCCGCTCGTCTGTGGCGGGTTTGGTCCGGGGTTTGAATTCGATCACCTCGGGCTTGTATTTGCCGGTCGCGACGTAACTGGTCCGCAGCAGCCGGTAGATCTCGCGCCATTTCGTGCCGGGGCCGAAGCCCCGGCGGTTGGTTAGAGCGCGGGCTGGCCGTCCAGAGTGCCGCCCTCAAATGTGGCGCTGATCATGCCGTGCGATTTTTCGAGGCGGGCGACCATCTCATCGGTCCAGCAGATACCCGTCAGAGATGCAATCTCCTCACCGTCAATCGTGGTGACATAAACACTGTCTGCGGTGTAGCCGGTGGATTTATCAATGTACTGAGTTGGTCTGGTCATCTGGTCGTCTCCTTGTTGCCGGCAGCCCCTCGCTGCCTTGATACATTATATACGCGTTGCGCGTACAGATATCAATATAAGAATGACGTAACGTCATCTTTTAATGCCGAAACGCCCTAAAGTGTGATACATTTACAACAATGGGCGGCTCTATCGGAGCCGCTTTTTTTGTGGGTGGATGATGGCCGAGCGACCCAAGCTGACAATCAAGCAAGAGAAGTTTGCCCGGCAGTATGTTGGGCCGGCCGAGGGCAATGCGTCCGAGGCGTATCGGAAGTCCTACGCGGCGACGAACATGTCGGCCGAGGCTATACGAGTGGAAGCCTGTCGGCTGCTTGAGCGCCCTAATGTGTCCCTAATGGTCGATCAGCTAAAAGCTGAACAGGCGAACCAGAACGCCATCACCATCGAGGAAATCACGGCCGGATTGCGCCGCGCGGCAGAGTCCGCCGCGGCGGCGGGCCACGAATCGGCCGCGACCCAGGCTCTGCTCGGCCTCGCCAAGCTGGGCGGGCTGCTGGTGGAGAAGCGCCAGGTATCGGTCGATGACGCACGCGATCATCTCGATGCGGTCGCCGACCTGGCGAACGTCCCAACCGCACCGATCGTGCCGATAATGGCAGCAGATCCCGACGACGACCACGTAACCCATTGAAATCATTGAGCTGACCTACGGATTATGTATCCGTTTCCGCCTGCGTGAGGGTTGATCCCAAGCGCGCCGGCGGAGGCGGCCGGCCCGGCGTCTCTCCCGCCGTTGGCCGCCGCCGACCATCGAGACCCCCCCCGTCGAGCCGGCGGCCGGGGCGCTAATTATTTGTATCACCCCCGCGCGAAACTAGGCGTTGTATTTTGGATAGATTGACCAGGCATCACCTCGAAAATTTGGCATACGAAAGGGCATACAAAAACCCAGACGGGTCGCTGTCAACGATATACACACGGCAATTTGAAACACCCGATGGCGTGGTTGTTGTCCCAAGCGTGTGGGACGGCAAAATTCTCGGCGCCCGCGAGGCTATGGACCGCGCTATGGAGGAGGGTGTTTTTGAAAAATTCAGCACCGAAAAAGAAGCCTCTGATTTTGACCGCAAAATCCACGAAGACAACCAAATTCTAGGCGGCAAAATGCTCCCTATGAGCGCCGCTGATGCTCTGAAAATTTTAGAAAAATTCAACCCGGTGACAGACGGCTTGCTTTCTAGCCCCCCACCGCCAAGCGGCTCACTGTTGTTTAAATGACCGAAAAAAAATCAGCCTGGTCCGCCTTCCTGCAACGCTATCGCGACGACCCGTCGGGCTTCAGCGAACACGTCATCAAGATGCAGCCCCTACCGTGGCAGCGCGAGGTTATGGACGCGATCGCCGCCGGAGAGCGGCGCATATCCGTCAGATCCGGCCACGGCGTCGGCAAATCAAGTTGCGCGGCCAGCATAATTCTCTGGTATCTGCTGACGAGATACCCGGCGAAGGTGGTAGTCACCGCGCCAACAGCGTCCCAGCTCTACGACGCCCTGTTTGCGGAAGTTAAGCGCCGCCTGAAAGAGATGCCGCCGGCCATCAGCAAGCTGCTGGAGGCCACCAGCGACCGAATAGTGTTGAAAAGCAGCCCAACAGAGGCCTTTTGCAGCGCCAGAACGAGCAGTAAAGAGCGCCCGGAGAGCCTCGCGGGCGTCCACAGCGAACACGTCCTGCTAATCGCCGACGAGGCCAGCGGCATACCCGAAGAAGTGTACGAGAGCGCCGCGGGCAGCATGTCCGGCCACTCGGCCACGACCTTGCTACTGGGCAACCCGACAAGGACCAGCGGCTTTTTTTACAGAACGCACACGGACCTAAAGAATGATTGGTGGACTAAAAAAGTCAGTTGCGCGGATAGCCCGCTGGTCTCGAAAGACTTTATCGAGGACATGGCAAAGCGTTACGGCGATGAGTCTAACGCTTACAGAATCCGCGTTTTGGGTGAGTTTCCGCAAGCGGATGATGACACTTTTATCCCGCTGAACTTGATCGAGGCAGCCACCCGCCGCGACATAACTGAGAGTCCCACCGCCGGCGTCATCTGGGGCGTTGACGTCGCCAGGTACGGGCGAGACAGGAGCGCGCTTGCCAAGCGCAAGGGCAGCACCCTGGTCGAGGAAATCAAGACTTGGCGCGACAAGTCCACAATGGAACTCGCCGGCATAATACTGAATGAGTACGAATCCACGCCGATCATGGACCGTCCGCAGGAGATCTGCGTTGACGTCATCGGCATCGGTGCGGGCGTGGTCGATCGGTTGCAGGAGCTAGATCTGCCGGCCCGTGGAATTAACGTCGCGGAAAGCGCCAGCATGAACCAGAAGTACATGCGCCTCAGAGACGAGTTGTGGGGGCGCGCGCGCGATTGGTTTGAAGAGAAGGGCTGCAAGCTGCCCGACGACACCCACCTGGTTCAGGAGCTGGCGGCGCCGAGGTTTGCGTTCACCAGCACCGGAAAAATAAAAATCGAAGGCAAAGATGAAATGAGAAAACGAGGAATAACGTCGCCGGACATCGCCGACGCCTTTTGCCTGACATTTGCATCCAACGCGATCGTTGGCATCCACGGCAACAAGTACGCGTGGTCTGGCAACATCGCCGTTGATACGAGTTACGTCGTCTAGTGGCCTACTACAACAACCTGCTCAACATGGGCGAGCCGGTAAACGTGCAGCCTCTGCCACAGTTGCCGACCGCCAGCCCGTTTAGTTACACCGACCGGGGCTTACTCCCGCTCGACTTACCGAATTACAGCGCGATACCCGCGCCAATCGCCAACCCGAGTGCGGCAGTCCAACCGCTTTTGCCTATCAGTCGATCGTTACTACCCCAAGCCGAGATTATCGGCGACGACATGGGCATCGCCCCGGATAATTTTGCAGGCACTACCAGCCCGGCAAACGCGTTGGCTGGTTTGAACAGCCCGTTCGGCAGGGTCGCGACGACATTGCTCCAGTTTACGCCGCTGGCCCCATTAGCAACCATGTTGGGCATCGGCCGCGCGGCGGGAAATGCCTACGGGAATGTTTCGACGGCTAACTATTCTCGCAACGCGTTCGGGTTGCCCGACATGGCGTTCACGGATGCGGCAGCGACCGGTCTGGGTTTCAACAATTTTGACTTTACCGATCAAGAGCGGGCCGACATCGCGTCGATGCACGGCACCGTCGGCGACGTCGGCGCGCCGGGTGCGCCGGGTGCGTTGGGTGCGCTGGGCCTGGACCCAGACTTTGCGGCTTACGAGGATTACAGCGCATCTGTTGGCGGCATAGGTGATGGCGTCGATGACGACGGTGATCCTGACGGCGATGGTGACGACGCTTGGTAATGAAAAAAACCGCCAGCACTAAACAGAGAAGGATGTTTTCCTAATGCCCAAAGTCGGAAACAAAAAGTACGCCTACACGAAAGCGGGCATGGCGAAGGCCAAGGCCGCCGCTAAAAAATCCGGCAAAAAAGTTGTGAAGAAAAAAGCCTAATGGCAGAGGCTTACAGCCGTGAACCCGGCTACCGTGAGAACATCGAGATAGCCTTGGGCGGGTTGTTAGGTGGTGGGCGTGAGGGTTCTCGGCGAGCCAAAAAAGTTACATCTCTGCTTGATTACATACCTTTCGCCGGTGGCGCGTTGGGTGCGGGCGATGCCAAAGATGCGTTTGGGCGCGGAAATTATCTTGAGGGTGGCCTTCTAAGTGCCGCGACCGCACTGGGTGCGGTTCCCGTTGCCGGCCCGGCCCTTTCTAAAATTGCAAAAACTCAGGGCCGGCGTCTTTTGTATGACGCGCCTTACTCAAACTACAAAATTGATCCTGATTTGCCAGCGCAGATAGCTGCCGGCACTACAATAAGAAACACGTCGCGATATTCGCCAGAAAAAACTATTTCGCCAGAAGATTTGCCGCGAGACGGGTATCTTTTAAACCTTGTTGGCGACCGTTCAAACGTCGGCGAGGTAACGCGTATCGGCGGCGAAAAGTTAGACGTGCCAATCCTGCTTGATGGCGGGATGGGTTATATGCGCGGGAAGGATACTGGGGCTTGGGCATCTGACGAGCGTGTAGTCAAGTCGCTCTCAAACAAAGTGAAGCAAGCAGATGGTCGCCCGGTAGTGGGTGCTTATATGGCGATGTCTGGCACTGGGTCAGATTTTGCCAATATGACCAGAGCGGTTGCCATGCGGAATTTTGACCCGGCGGCGCTGCGGAAAAAAGATATCAAAAGTTTCAATGCGCGTTTTAACAGCGCGAAAGCGTATGAGCCAAGATTAAGAGATGATTTTCCAGGCATCGACTCTCCAAAATTAAATGAGTGGCTGGATAAATCAGGAACGCGGCGAGCTGCGTTTTTTGATTTTATGGATAAGGCCGAGTGGCGAAACCTTGGTTTTCCGAATGTGACTGAAGCGCGCCATGTCATCCAAGACCCAAAATTACGAGATATCCCTGCCGGAGTTGAGCAATACGGTGGTCAATCTTTGTCGCTGCTTAATCCCTCTGGTGTTATGCGGCCGACTGCTGATTTAAAAATGCCGCACGGGACGTATGACACAGATTTGGCCGGGAAATATATTGGTGGTTTGGATCAGGGGATGCCCAGAAGTTTGCTGTTTCCTGATTTCCACAATGCCCGCCGCGCCAGTGGTGTTGCTCCATCGGGAGATAACAGGGCATTTCAAATGAAACAGGTTTTACAGCCGATGGATCAACAGTGGCTTGATGGCGTAATGAGTTTTTTAAACGCTAGTCGGCGGAAATAAATGGCGTCTCTGACAAATATTCGTCGCGCGTTATGCCGTGCTTTTTCAGCACCGTCTCTTGCGTGTCCAGCATTTCACGTTGCACCGCGTCGGGCAGTTCTGAAAAGAACTTCACCCGATGTTTGGCAAACTCCGCCTCTGCGAGAAGCTCTAGTTCGTCATATGCATCCATGCCTGAATTATAACATTTTAACGCTGCGGGTAATAGTCTGATGGACGACATCGAATTTCAATCGCTGATACGTAGCGAGATCGAACAGGCGGTCAATTACCACGACACCGAGTTCGCCGCCGATCGTATCAAGGCGCAGTCCTACTACCTGGGCGAGCCGCTCGGCAACGAGGTCGAGGGCCGCAGCCAGGTCGTCAGCACCGAGACCAGCGACATGATCGAGATGATCATGCCGCAACTGATCAAAATATTCGCCGAGACCGACGACTTTGTGCGCTTCGAACCGCGCGGCCCAGAGGATGTGAAGGCCGCTGCGCAGGCCACTGAATACGTGAATTTCATCTTGAATTCCGACAACGACGGCTTCCAGATTTTTCACGATTGGTTCAAGGACGCGCTTCTTTTCAAGGCCGGAATTGTCAAGGTCTACTGGCACGAAACAGAAGAAACGGTCGAAGAAGATTACGCCGACCTGACCGACGACGAACTGACCGCTCTGCTGCTGGACGACGACATCGAGGTCATCGAGCAAGAGGCGCGCGAGGTCGGTTTGCCGCAGGAATTGCCGGACGGCAGCATCCTGCCGCCGCCGACGGCCTACGACGTCAAAATTCAAAAGACCGAGACCGACGGTCGCGTAAAAATTGAGAACATACCGCCCGAAGAGTTCTTGTTCAGTCAGCGCGCGAAGAGCCTGGACGATTGCCGCTTTGTCGCTCATCGGACACAGATGACGGTCAGCGAGTTGGTCGAGCTGGGCTACGACCGCGAGATCGTCGAGGAACACGCCGGCGTCACCGAGATCGACACGCTGAACGAAAAGCAGGCGCGCTTCGAGGATCTTGAGAGCCAGAGCCAGCGCACTACGAGTGACGTCAGCCAGCAGGCTGTGATGGTCACCGAGGCGTACATCAAGACCGACTACAACAGCGCCGGCAAGAGCCAGATCCGGCGCGTGGTTGCGATCGGCCCAGGCTACGAGATCGTCGAGAACGAGAGCTACTACCAGTTTCCGTTTTCGGTCATCAGCCCGATCCTCATGCCGCACCGAATGGTAGGCCGCGGTGTCGCGGAACTGCTGACCGATCTTCAGTCTAGCAAGACCGCGATCTTGCGCCAGCTACTAGACAACATCTACCTGATGAACAACGCGCGTGTTGGCGCCGTCGAGGGTCAGGTCAACATGGACGACCTGATCGCGAACCGTCCGGGCGGCATCGTGCGTATGCGCGCGCCGGGCATGGTGCAGCCGATCACGCCGCCGAGTGTCGCAGACGCAGCGTTCCCGCTTCTCAGCTACATGGACAACGTGCGCGAGATGCGCACCGGCATGAGCAAGGCAAGCATGGGCCTCGACGCTGACGCGTTGCAGTCCAGCACCGCCGTCGCCGTCAACGCGACCGTGAGTGCCGCCCAGGCGAAGGTTGAGATGATCGCCAGAGTTTTCGCGGAGACGGGCGTCAAGCGCCTGATGAAGTGCATCCTGAAATTGGTGCAGGAGTATCAGCCGGAGTCGCGGATGATACGGCTGCGGAACGAGTTCGTGCCGATGGACCCGAAAAGCTGGGACGCCGAATTCGACGTGTCGATCAACGTCGGCCTTGGCCGCGGCGATGCGCAGAAGCGCCAGGCGGCGCTGGCCCAGGTTGCTGCGAAGCAGGAGCAGGTTTTGACCCAGATGGGCCTCGATAACCCGCTCTGCACGATGGGGCAGTACCGCGCGACGCTGGCAAAAATGCTCGACAGTTCTGGTTTAAAATCTGTCGATGAGTTTTTCCTCGACCCGGACAATCTGCCGCCAGAACTACAGCAGAAGATCCAGCAGAAGATGCAGGCCGGCCAAGAACAGCCGAACCCGCTCATCGAAATCGAGCGAGAAAAACTACAGGTCGAAAAAGAAAAAATCAAAGCCGAGATCGCTCTCGATCGTGAAAAAATGATGGCCGAACTCCAACTGAAGCGCGAAATGCAGATGCAAGAAATGCAGATGAAATTCGAAATGCGGCAGCAGGAAATGGCCTACGAAGCGCAGCTTCGCGGAATTGAGGCGTCAAGTGGCGCGAACATCTCAACCAACATTCCGCGCAATTAATGGATAACGAGGGCAAGCTCCGCGAGGAGATGGATCGCGGCAGCAAGGCGGCCGAACTGGTCAAAAACCCGATGTTTTCCGAAGCATTCGACCAGCTCCGATCGCGCTACGCGATGCAGTGGGCTGACACGCCGGTCGGTGATCGGCGCGAGCGCGAGCGGCTCTACGTTGCGATCAACGTGCTTGAAGATGTGTACGACCACATTGTCGGCACGATGCAGACCGGCGATATGGCCGGACAGGAAATTGACGCGGCAGCCCACGGGCGCCCTGTCCACTAAATCACGCCCATTGCGTGATGACTAAGCCGCGAGGCAGTCACACACCAACAGGATCAACATTATGACTGAAGCACCCCAAGATGATGGGACTTCACTGCTATCCACTGCGTCTGCGGTGGATCTACTCTTGCAAACTGAGGCTCCTGAAGAGGACAGGCCAGAGGTGAGCGAAGAGCCGCCGGTTGTTGAAGAACCGGAAGCCGAAACCGTCGAGGTAGAGGTCGAGGCCGAGGCCGAGGAAGTCGAGTACGAGGAAGTCGGCGACGACGAATCCGAGTACGAAGACGACGAGGAAGAGGCACCCGTAGTCGAAGAACAGCTTTATCGCGTCAAAGCGGGCGACGATGAGGCTGAAGTTACGCTGGACGAACTCAAAAATTCGTACATGCGCAACGCAGACTACACGCGGAAGACCCAGCAAGTCGCCCAGCAGCGTAAGGCCGCCGAAGCGAACCTGGAGGCCGTATTAGGCGAGCGGCAACGCTACGCCGACCAGCTTACCGTGCTTGAACAGGCGCTCAGTCAGCAGGAGCCGACACAGGAATATTGGGACAG